ACGCTTGGCTTATGTTCGCACCAGTGACGCTGATACATGAGCCACATGTTAAGCTGATCGATTGCTGACATATCGGCTGTGACCACTGCACCATCAGGTGCTTTCATTGGGAAGCTGAAGACGGTGGTCTGGTCAGGCTTAAAGGCCTCTGGCTCATTAGGAACGCCTTGGTCTTTCATAAACTGTGTCAGAGGATCTTTGTTATCACCCCGGACGGTACGGATGTAGTAAGGGCTATGTCGTGCGTGTATCCCGCTCGAACTGTCAACAAGTTGTGATACGGTTCCCGATGGTTTACAACAGGTTATAGCAGCCGACACTTCGATGCCCAGCTTATCAGCCCATTCTTTGTTGGTATCTACAGCCACCTGCTTCAGGTCTTCTAACAGTGTAGCCAGATCGCCCTCTTTGCCGTTTGTAAGGGTGTTATCCATGATGCCCGTCAGCGACACGCCCAACAGCCGTTCTTCTGCCGTGTTTTTCGACCACACCTTTCGCAGATAAGGGAACTTGGTGTAGGTAGATTGTATCGTTCCCAAAATGGTTGCGATACGGACCTTCCGAATAAGATCTTTCTTAGTATCTGTAGCACGGATAACTACCTCACTTAAATTACAAAATTGCCCACCAGTGCCTGAAATCGGGTTGCCATTTTTATCTATTTTTGGTCCCCGTAACAGAATTTCCGAACATGGATTCGTACCCCATTCGTAGCTAGGGTCACGGCGTCCGTTCTTTTGGGCCTGCTTGACTGCAGCTTCACGATTGAAGATGCCACGCTCACCAGAACCGCTTTCTGCTAGGGCAGTCCATTCACGCAGGAATGACATGGCGTCTGGCTTTTCGGTATAGGCCACGGAGTTATTGGCTAGGCCCATGTGCGGGGCTGTTTCCCACCACTTACCGCTTTTAGCGTGACGCATACGATCATCGGAAAGGTTAGATAGGCTAATCATAGCGGAACGCCTCACTCCACCTACCACGACCACTTCACCGATCTTGCACATAATGCTATGGCATTCGTAGGAAGACAGCTTACCACCTGCAGCCTTTTTGAAGGTATCAATGGTGAAGTTAAAAAGATCAACCAAAGGCGCTGGGCCAGATGCACGACCACCGAAGGTTTTAAGCCTAGCACCGGCAGGGCGCACCTTGCTCACATCCCATGTGGGGATCTCACCGGCAAAGAGCATGCTAATCAGAAGGCGATAAGCTTTGGCCCAGCCTTCCTTGCTGTCCTTGACCACAATCGTAGTTTCGCTGTCAAAAAGCTTCTCAGGAACCTCTGGCAGGTTCTTGATGTACTGGCGTTCACAGCTAAACCCTACGCCTGTCCCGCACAACAGAATGAACATAGCTTCATCGAAGGCTTTCATATCATCAATTACTAGATAGCTGCAGTTGTACATACATGTGTTATCACGGGCTGCAGCAACACCTGCGGTCATCATTGAGCGCATAGAAGGCATAACCTCAAGGCCCAAGATGGCTTGCTCAATTTCATTTGCTACATTGAAACTGTTTTCGTTTTCGCCGCTATCAATTACAGGCTCAACAATACTGTCCATATAGCGGCCCACGGTTTCGCCCCACGTTTCACGGCGACCTTCTTCTTCTAACCAACGGGCGTACCGGCTGGTGTGTATGAAGGATTGGTAATCGGTTGGTAGATAGTTATTCATGGTCTGCCTCAAACTAGATCTGTTAAATTAGGTTCTTCATACTTCGGGCCTTTGAGGACTTTTCCGTCTTCACGGTAAATTACGTCCCCATCGACACCCAGCTTGCTCATGTTGGATGCATGAACACGGCGAACTGCTTCGTCTAAATCCCAGCCAAACGTGGCTGCGAACCCGTATGTGACGTAAACCAAATCCGCCAACTCCTTGAGCATCTCTGGTGCTTCTGTGGCCTCTAAAACTTCAGCGTATTCCTCTTTGATCAGGACGGTACGCAGAAGGTCTTTCAGGGTTCCCTTGGCCCACTGATGGCCCATGGATTGCTGGTAGGTACGGGCGAAGTGCTGCACCATATCCAGAGGTGTTTTCCCCAGATATGTATCCGGGTCACGAAGGGACGCATTGCCTTCATCGAAGTATTCATATCCGGGGGTCATTCCGCATTCCCCTCAAGCTGAGAAATCATACGGTCTAAATACCATCGGGCCTTTTTGAGATCCTCAAGACCGCCCTTATAGGGCCAGCGCCAGAGGTATTTAAAAGCGTTCTGCCAGCAGTACGCCACATGAGGCTCACAGTCTGAGCCTTCGACCATAGCTTCCATTGCATCGATGCATTCTATCTCTGCGGAGTTGTAATGAAGTGGTCTGTTGACCATGTCGGTGATTTGGTTGAGATCCATCATGGTGTCCTCAATTTTTTTTGTTGAAGGGGATGACTTTGGCTTCGGCAATGGCTTGCTCAAGTTCATCGGCAGGCTCAAATTCGATTTCCATTTCAGATTGATCTAGAATCATGTTGCCCAGATCGACAAAGAAGAATGGGTTGCTGCGGATCATGTAGCTGATGCCCTCAATCAGAGCTTCGTAGTGATCTGCTTCCTCTTCGGACACGTTGCCTTCAAGGTTGCTAAAGGCGCTAAGATTGAAGCCTGTGTGGTCCACGGGTGTTACAAAGATACCGCATGCAATTGGGTCTTTATCTTTCATTTGTTTTTTCCAATCAGTTTGAAAAAGTGTTCTGCATCCATCAGGGCTAGAGGCTTTTGCCTGTCTGCTTTGATGATTGCGATTGGTTCAGCTTTTGGTGGGCAGTTGGCTTCAGCTTGCTCCATGAATTTGTATGCGCTGATCTTGTTCAGAGCCTTGCATTCAACAGAGTAGGGAAAGAGCTTCCTAGCAGCGGGGGACAGTTGAACGTCTTCCCCGCCTTGGCCCATCCCGGTGGAACGGACATCGTCTGGTTCCAATTTAGGAAACAGAGCTAGTATTTTATCTCGAACCCATTGCTGGTGACGCCGCCCCTTAGCCTTTGCAGACTGAGGTTTTATCGCCATGCTTAATCCTCAACGAACCAGTATGAAGGCGGCTCTTTGGCCTTCGACATGGGGTGAGGTTTGAACTTTGCCTTCGGATAGCAAGCTTGAGTGAAGTCACAGAAATTGCAGGACATAGGCAATCGCTTTAGGCCCGTAGGCTTACGATTGAACCGATCAGGCACTGGATCAAACTGCCGTTCCAGAGGCGCTCCGCTAGTGACCTTGTCCACTGTGCTTTTCATCTTGAACAGATTGAATGATTTCTCCGCTGGAGATACATCCGCTTCTACTGCAAGCATTGCACCTGTAGACTTGTTCACGACAATCCAGCCGCCCAGATCTTTGTCTTGGGCTTGGGCATATCCGGTAAGCTGACCGATATAGCCGAATGGATCGTCTTCCTTTAGAGCCTCATAGCCATGAGACCACTTCTTATCGAAAGCAAAGGGGCTGCAGGACTTAACGTCATAGATCTTATGATCAATTTCTATGTCATCTTCACCTTTGATGGTGACTGAGCCAAAGTCCATTTCGACAAGGTTTTTACCACCGGTAATGTTAACCTCTGCGACCTTTAAGATCAGATTAGTGATGCACTCTACAGCGTCACCGATCATCATCTGAACCTTGAAGTTCTTTGACTTACGTTTCTGTTCAGAACCCATTGCGCCATGTTGTAGCTGGCACAGAGGCTTCCCGATGTTTGACATCCGCAGACGAAAATCTCTGTCTTGCGGAGTAAGCTGCTTGCGAAGAGCCGCCTTAAACTCTTCGCCTGCATCTTCTATCCAACTGTCCTCAATGGTCAGGTCATCAAATTCATCGTTGGATAGTTTGTCGTTTGTTGCATCCAGCTTGGACTGGATCATTAGGCTACATCTACGAAGTCGTCGTCGAGACTGTCTTCGATGTTCAGTGCATTCATTGCCTTGCTATCAAGCGAACCTTCTTTGATTGCCGTGAAGTATTTGGCATCAATCTCTTGATTCTCTTTCTTGATAGCCTGAGCAAACACAGACATCGTATCGAACACCTGTTGGGTCATATCCAACTTCTTGGACAGGTCAACCTTGTAGGTAGGTGTGTACCAAACAACGGAGCCGTTTTCGTTGTAGTCGGCACCCATTTCAGTCTCATACTCATAGATGTTAGAACCCTTGGGTAGGTTCTTCATATAGCCGTTCCAGAAGCCGCCAAACGTGCTGTTCTTGTGGAACATGATGCAAGGCTGGTTCTCAATGGAAACCTTCTCGCCTTCGGCAGTGACACCATCGTAACTTACAAGGCCACGGGTGACACGATGCTTCATGGACTTGTACACTTTAGCGTCAGCATAATCCATTTCCTGCAGCGTTTCCCACGATGGATAACCACAGGCTATACCACCTTTAATGTCACGGGCTTCATCACGGGGGCTTGGGATGGCGATAGACTTGTTCACCAGTGTGCGCTTCCCGTCAATTTCATCCCAATGGAAGTACTGCAGGTGTGTAGCTAACGGGCGGAACATAACAGTTTCGCTGTACACCTTCTGATCCATATTGGTCAGAAAGTAATTCGCTTCTGGGATAGCTTTCTTAGTATCCTTATCCCGTGAGCGTGAGTTAATTTTAAGCTCTGGAACACGAACAATCGCTCCACCAGTGCCGCCTGTTACCTGAGTGCCTAACAGTTCGTTCATTGCCTGTAGGTCTATTTGATTTACATTTGTAAGATCATTCATCTCGATTCGATCCTCTATTGATTGGAACTACAGTATGGCATTACTAAGTGGCAGTAGTCAATCATATTCGACTTGATCCAGCCAATTTTTGCCACGGGATGTTTCAATCTTTAGAGGCAGAATAAAGTCATAGTCCCAAAGCTCTTTTGCCTCTTCTGTGACCTTTTCCATGGCCCACTGCAGCACCTCTTTGACCTGTTGCTCTTCATCGGGGTGGGTATCCACAACAATGGAATCATGCACAGTCAGAACTAGCTTAGAGCGCAGGTTAAGTTCCTTGAACTTTCGGAAGGCTCTGATGCAACTAAGTGGCACAATGTCAGCGGTGGCTGCAGACTGCACAGGGTAGTTCACCTGTTGTGTGTAGTGCTTTGTGCGACCATTCTTGCGGCGTTCTTCATTAGGCCAGTAAAACTGTCGCCCTGAGAAGATCTGTATGTGACCGGTCTTTAGCACACCGTCTGTGAGCTTCTTGTGGTAAGCCCCAAGGCCTTTGTAGATGTTAAAGAACTCAGTGTAGTAGTTCTTGATATGCCCTTCGTACTGATTCCCTGTAGCCCCATAAATAGGAGCGAACGAGTGGGCCTTTGCTAACTGCCTGTTTTCTTTAGATATTTCAGAGGGATCACACTGGTCGATAATAGATGCAGTCTGCTTGTGCAGGTCTTTACCTTCGAGAACGTCCTTAATGATCTGAGGGTCACGGGATAGTTCCCCTGCCATAACAAATTCTAAGCCACTGAAATCACTCTCAATTATCAACCCGTCTTTAAACCTACTCACCATAGCCTCACGCACAGG